ATTGACGATCAAAGCGTGTTATTAAAAGAGCAAATTATTGAATTGAAAGCATTGGTTAATCTACAATCTAACGCTAACGTAGCATTGATAAACGAGATGCAAGGCATGAAAGAAGAACTCAGCACAATTTCACGCAAAGCAAAACTTGAGGCGGCAGCATGATTTATATCGTAGAAATTACAGCAGCCATTGACGCAGCAGGCACGACAACCGTGCTGCGTTATGCGTCAAAGCCTTACACGACAAAACCCACTGATACGCCTGCTAATACATTTTATGATGATAGGATAACCAATCCTGCATCAATTAGCAGATCACTTTACAGCAACGGAACAACAAGCGGTGCAAGCCGTGTAAATTATGGCGCGGTTGAATTATCAAACGTCGATGGTGGTTTGGATTCAATTCTCAATTATTCGTTTGATGGGCGTTTGCTCGTTATTAAAATTGGAAATGAAGGTGACGCTTATTCTGCATTTATAACTATTTTAAATGGCACAATGGAGCAGGTAGAGTTTACATTTTCAAAAGTAACGATATTAGCACGGGATAAATTAGCCATTGTTGATATGCCTTTGCAAACCACGCTTTATGCTGGCAACAATACTTTACCAAATGGTGTTGAAGGTGTTTCTGATATTGCAAAATCACCTAAGCCATTATTGTATGGGCAGGTGTTTAATATTGCGCCAATCATGGTAAACAGTTCAAAATTAACGTATCAAATTAATGATGGTGCAATAGCAGCAGTTAGCAATGTTTACGATAAAGGTATTGCGTTAACGTTTCACGCTGATGAGCCAAATGTTTCTGATCTTGAAGCACATAATCCACCGTCGGGAAAATATACTACTTGTTTAGCACTTGGTTATATTCGCGTTGGTTCTGTGCCAACGGGATTATTAACATGTGATGCAACACAAGGCGCGGCATCATCTAATCGCACAGTGGCGCAAGTTTTAAAAGCGATGGCGTTAAAGGCAGGCATTGCATCGGGTGATATTAGCGCAAGCGATGTCACTGCATTAGACACGGCAAATAATAGTGTTATTGGAATTTGGATTGATGGCGCAGATTCAGCGATGGTGGCAATGGATAAGGTGGCTCAATCGATTGGTGCATACTTTGGATTTGATGCGCTTGGCGTATTGCGCATGGGTTTATTTACTGCGCCAACGGGTAGCGCAACACTTGAAATTGATATAAATAATATTTTAAGCATTGAACATGGTCGAACCAATGACACCGACAAAGGCATTCCAGCATGGCGTGTTAATTTAACGTATCAAAAAAATTATAGCATTCAGGATTTTGACCTAGCTGGTGCAGTTACCGCAGCGCGTAGAAGTGTTTTATCTTTACCTGCATTAACAAAATCAGCAGAAGATACAGCCATAAAAACACAATATACACTTGCGCCTACAATTGAAAAAGAATCTTTACTGGTTGATGCTACAGCAGCTCAAACTGAAGCAACCAGATTGCTTAATTTGTACAAAACAAGCCGCGATTTGTACACAGTAACTATTGCGCTTGATTTAACAACCACGTTGCCTGATTTAAATAATATTGTAAGCATAACAATAAATCGTTTTGGTTTAAATTCTGGTAAACTATTTAAAATTATTGGTATTGAATCAGATTATTCAAAAAACCGCGCAACGCTAACGCTCTGGGGATAGCATGGCAAATACAATCATTGGTTATCAAAATAGAATTGATGCAGTTACGTTTGCAGCGTATGGTTCGTGGTCAACTTCATTGCCGTTAAATAATATTAAAACACGTCAATTATCAAAAAAAGCGCGATCAACTAACGCTGTAAATTCTTCCACTAAATTACGTTTTGCGTTAGACGAGGAGCGCGTTATTGGCTCAGTTGCTATTGTTAATCACAACATGCAAAAAGACGCAACATGGCGTTATCGGGTTTATTCAGATAGCGGATATTCAACACTAGTTTATGATAGCGATACAATTAACGTTTGGCCATTGATGCCATTTGGAAGTTATGAATGGGAAGATAGTCGTTTTTGGGATTTGCAGTTATCTGCTGAAGAAATTGCGTTATTTACTAAAACATTAACATACGTTCCAAATGCAGTTGCTTCTGCGCGGTATTATCAAATAGAATTTTTTGATAGCACAAACACTGATGGTTATGTTGAATTAGGACGTATTTTTGTTGGTGCTATTTATCAACCAGAATTAAATATGAATTTAGGCGCGTCAATTGGTGATGAAACAAATACCATTGTTGATGTGGCTTTAAGCGGTGCAGAATTTTTTGATAAAAGAACATCAAGCCGCGTTGCTCAATTCACTTTAGACCATTTGACATATAATGAATCAATCATTAATGGTGACATTATGAAAATAAGCGGCACTGATGCAGAGGTGCTTTATATTTATGATGATAATACGCCATTAGATTTGCATAGACGCGCATTTTTGGGCAGATTGCGGGCATTATCGCCAATTTCTCAACCTTATAATACAAGATACCAAACAACATACGAGATTAAGGAATTACTATGAGTTCAGTTACGTTTGACGTTGCAGTCGGTGGTGACGGTTCAACCGTTACTGACGACAATAATGCAACAACAGGATTGCGTGAAGGTGGTTGGAAAACGCGATTTGTGCCATGTTTTACTCAACAAGTTGCAGTTGCAAATTATATTGTAACAAAAGCAGGTGAAGCAGCGGCAAGTGCATCAGCAGCATCATCTAGCGCAACAGCCGCAGCCGCATCTTATGATTCATTTGATGACCGTTATCTTGGCGCAAAAACGTCTGACCCGTCAGTTGATAACGATGGCAATGCCTTGTTAACTGGCGCGTTATATTGGAATACTACGAGCAATGTTATGAAGGTGTGGTCAGGCAGCGCATGGGTTTCATATAATCCTGCGATAAGTTATTTACCATTAGCTGGCGGTACGATGACGGGTGCAATTACGTTTGCGGCTGGTCAAACTGTTGATGGAACGAACGGAATAGGTTATATCAATATCCCGCAAAACAGTCAATCTGCCGCCTACACACTCGTTGCTGCGGATGCGGGAAAACATATCTTCCACCCTTCAACTGACGCTAATGCTCGGACATTTACTATCCCTGCCAATAGCTCAGTAGCGTATCCAATCGGTACAGCAATTTCGTTTGTTAACATGACATCTCAAGTCGTTAGTATTGCAATCACGTCTGACACGATGTATTTAGCTGGCACAGGAACAACAGGTACGCGTTCACTTGCGCAATACGGTACAGCAACAGCACTTAAAATGACATCGACAACTTGGATTATTTCTGGTGCGGGGTTGACCTAATGAGTGGGATTCTTCAAATGTTAACTGGCGGAACTTATATTAAACCAACGTTTATTATTGATTATTTAATTGTTGCTGGTGGCGGTGGCGGTGGTCGTTATTATTCCGGTGGTGGTGGTGCTGGTGGCTTGCTCAGTGGTAGTAGTTTTCCACTTGAGGCTGGAACTTCTTACACAGTAACTGTTGGTGCTGGCGGAGCCGCTGGTACAGTTGGTAGCGGTAGTGTAGGAGTTGCTGGTAGTAATTCGGTATTTTTTAGCCTTACGGCTACGGGTGGTGGTTACGGTGCAGGAACAAGTGTCGGAGCAGTTGCCGGTGGTGCTGGCGGTTCTGGAGGTGGTGCTGGCGGTAATGGTTCAGCCGCAGGAGGGGCTGCTACATCAGGCCAGGGTAGTGCTGGCCGTACAAAAATTACTGGACTTGGCGGTGCTGGCGGTGGCGGTGCAGGTGCTACTGGCGGAGCCGCCTATGGTGATGGTGGAGGAGGCGGTGGTGGTGTAGGTTTAGCATCGTCTATTACTGGTACTTCTGTGTTTTACGCTGGTGGAGGGGGAGGTAGTTACGACCCTAGCGTAGGCGGAAATGGTGGTGGCGGTAATGGCGCAAATGATTCTATACCTGCAACTTCGGGTACGGCAAATACAGGCGGTGGCGGTGGCGGTGGATCAAGTCCACAAGTAGGTGGTGCTGGTGGTTCTGGTGTGGTTATTATTCGTTATCCAGACAGTTACAGCGCGGCATCGTCAACAACTGGCTCACCAACTATTACAGTTACGGGTGGATATCGCATTTATAAATTTACATCATCTGGTTCAATTACATTCTAAAGGTTACTTATGAGTCATTTTGCAAAAGTAGAAAATGGAATCGTCACGCAAGTAATTGTTGCAGAGCAAATCGTGATTGATTCTAAACTATTTGGTGACGGTTGGATTCAAACATCATACAACACTCACGGTGGAAAGCATCCAAATAATACACCACTACGAAAAAATTATGCAGGTGTTGGGTATATATACAATGAGGGGTTAGATGCTTTTTATGCACCGCAACCTTATTTATCTTGGACGTTAGATATAGAATCTTGTTTATGGCAATCACCTGTACCTTATCCACAAGACGGTAAATATTATCATTGGGACGAACCAACAATTAACTGGGTGGAGGTGACAAATGCCTGACGAAGCCTGCCGCCTTGCTAAAGTAGAGCAACGAATTGAAAACCTCGAAGAAATATTTGAAGATCGCGGTAAGAAACTCGACGCCATAATCGCCACTCTTGAAGAAATGAAGAACGACCAGACTCGTTACAAAGGCTTTCTCGGTGGAATTGTTTTCACAGTGGGTGCAGTATTTTCGTTCCTATCTTGGTGGCTAGGTAGCCGGTAATGGAATTCCTACAGTTTATAACTGATGTAGGTTTCCCCATTGCCGCTGCGTCTGTTGGTATGTACTTTGTATTTCTGACTATAAAATTCCTGCTTGATAGTGTACTTGAAAAGATTAAAAGCCTTATCGGTATCATCAAGCAACTTGATAAGCGCGTTACCGCTATGTCAGAGGATATTGTAAAAATAGATGTATTGATGACAGAAACGCTTGATATGCCAATTGAGAAGGAAAAAGTGGCAAGGTTTAATAATCCACAAGAAAAGAGAATTGATTAATGGATGTTGACGCATTAGCTAAATATATCAACCAGTATGGATTCCCTATTATTGCATCAAGTAGCATGGGTTATATCGTCTATTTCGTGTGGATATGGGTAACAACGATTGTTAAACCAATACTCACCGAAACAACAGACGCGCTAATTGAGCTTATTGACCAAATACGCCTGCTCGATAACGACATGATACGGCTTACACAAAAATTAATTACGGTACTTTCTATGAGATCGAGAAAATGAAAACAGGCGAACGCGGTTTAAAATTGATTAAAGAATTTGAAGGTTGCAAGCTCAAAGCGTACCAATGCCCTGCGGGTGTTTGGACTATTGGCATTGGCTCAACACATTATGGTGATGGCACACCAGTTACTAAAAATAGAACGTTGCCTAATGAAGGGGCGGCAATGGCGTTATTGGCTGCAACAATTGGGCAATACGAAAAAGCGGTTAATGCAACAGGCGTTGAATTAACACAAAATGAATATGATGCACTTGTTTGCTTATGCTACAACATTGGCGCAGGTAACTTTTTTAAATCAACACTCGTTAAAATGCTCAAAGCCGGTGACGACAAGGCAGAAATAGCAAAACAGTTTTTGCGTTGGGATAAAGCAGGTGGCAAACCGCTTGCTGGATTAACTCGAAGACGAAATGCTGAAGCAGAATTATTTTTAACGCCATAATAAAAAAGCCGGTAATTAACCGGCTTTATTTTTACTTATCCATTTTTGATAGGCTTCTTCAGGTGTTAAGCCAGAGCAAACAGCCGTTGTTTGTGTGTAACATAACCAAATTCTGCCTATCTTTTTAAGTCGTGGTTTCATGCACTGCGTTCACTTATAAACACGGGTTGCATGGGATTATCTGCAAACCATTTTAATTTTATCAAATAATCGCGCATGGCTTGATAACGCAAGCCGCCTTCTGGTTTACCACTTTTAAATTCATACATTACATTCCCTCTTTTTCTTTTAACTTATCAAAATACCACTGCGCCTTTTTTAAATCCTCAGCACCGTTTTTTTGCTTATAACGCCACTGATATTTTAATATGTTCCCGCGTAAAAATCCGATAAATTCGTCTTTGGTTAGCATTGATTCGATTGCGTCAATACATTCAACATTGCCACTGTTATAGTGCGCTGGTGAGTTTACTTTTTCTTTTTGCTTGTTTAAATGTTTAATGACGTTATCCAGTCTAACAGGTGAACAATCAATTGGCGGCTCAATAATTGGCAATGGATCATAATTTACTAGCGTGTACAAATAAGCGTTGTCTATTCTATCAGCAGACTTATGCACAATACCGTCTTTGATTAACTTTTGAACCTTAAATTCCACTTGATGTTGCTTTAAATCTGTTAGCTCAGTTATTTCGCGCATTGTCATGCCTTGACGGTTTCCGCGCTGGAGAATTTGCTGGATCATTTTTTAATCTCATTAAGTTGATAAGGGTGGCAGGTTAAATTCCATCTGCCTGCAAACTGCAAATTTTTAAAGGCAAAATCCTGTCTAACTGCCGCGCTTTCACACGAAGCCTTGTCTGCAAATTCGATTGTTGATTGTGTAAGCTCACCGTGAGTTGTTACAGCGATAATTAAAATATAAGCTGTTGTTGCGATCATTTCCCTGTACTCCCAAAGCCACCAACACCACGCTCAGTCACTGCGCTAAATTCCTCAACTTCTTTAAATATCGGACGAAATACAGGCACGAAAAACATTTGAGCAATACGCTCGTTAGGCTGGATTCGATAACTATCACCATGTGTCATACGCAACTTAACCATAATCTCTCCCTGATAATCACTGTCAATTACGCCAACCGTGTTCATCAAACCAACGCCATAATTAAAACCCAGCCCACTGCGTGGTACAATTAAGCCAACAACAGACTTATCAGCAATATGAATTGCAATGCCTGTATGAATTAACACGGGCGTTTCTGGTGTTAAAAGCATGGTTTCTTCAATACAAGCGCATAAATCAATAGCGGCTGCGCCTTCGGTTTGGAATTGCGGAATGATTGCGTTTCGTCTTACTTTTTTTATCTGCATAATGTCATCTCCCATTTTGTTGGCATATCGCCAATCCACGTTTTTAAAAATTCCCGTGCGGTTTTATTTCCGCGCTGGCTTTCTGATAAATTAATGCGCTTAATTTGTATATGCTCAATTCCTTCATCATCAACAACCAACCTTCTACCAATCAGATCACCGCAGTATTTCGCAAACTCTTTTTTATCATAAAAAAACACTCTCCAGTTTTTTACAATGCGCTCAAATCGTATTGCATTTCTCATGCGATAATTAACCGTTTGTGGTGATAAACCATGCTCAGTAGCAAAGTCTAAAACGGTTTGTTCATCTTCATTAGGGTGGCAAACAACGATGTTATTAATTCTAAAATTATAATTATCACCGTCTTTAAAAATAACAGCATCTTCAAAACTTGGATAATAACCGTGTGAAAAGAAAACAGCCATGCGCCATGCGGTAAAGTATTTTTTACCGTTTTCTTTTTTAACGCAAATGGTGGCTTGCCGATTTGCGTAGTTAAAAACCAATGGCTTGTCAGGCGTTCTTTTTCTGTAAAATGTTCCTGTTCCACCACAGTAAATAATATTTTCTTTTATACTTTCCAACTCTTTAAGCGAAACTTTTAAATCTCTTTTTATTGGTTGCACCATGCTATTACCTTTGATGTTCAATTTTTAAATCAAAAATAGGGCGTATTTCATGACAACGATCACACTCCCTAATTCCTCTGCTTACATATTGCCGCCATGTTTTGTGCTGGCAGTTTGTTGTGCTTGGCGTTGGTGTTACCTTCTCAACTGGTTTAATTAATGCCATAGCCATATCCCCGCTAATATGAGTGCTAATACATAGAATATTAATGCTGCAATGTCGTCAATCTCCACGCGCGTACTCCACCATAAAACAAACTATCAAAACAAAAATGCCTGTCCAAAAAATTAACTCACCCATGCTTACGTTCCTCTCTAAATTTTGCCAATATAAATTGAATATCAATGGTTTCTTTAATGCTGCGCAGTTTTTGACGCTTCAGGCTTTTACGTTCTTCTTTTAATTCATTAAGCCTGTTAATCAGGTGTTCTTCTAATGCAATCTGTTTCATAACTCCACCTCCCCAGAATTCAACATATTGCAAGCGCGTTGGGCAGATTCTTTTGTTGTGAATCTAACTGAACCAATCTCATTATTTTGTTGTTCAGAATATCCAATAAAATATGTCCCATCTCTATTTTGAAAAATAACATGATATATACCTAGTCCAGCATCATCCCCACACAGCTCATCTCTTAACGCAAGCAGACGATTAAACTTGCGCATCTCAATCGCTGCGCGTTTTGCTTGTTGTTGTGTTGGGCGTACAACGCCAAATTCGCTGTAACCTTCAATTGTTGGGGTATAACAAAAAACTATACCGTACCCGCTAACATACCAATCCCCACCAACAGGCGACCACTTTTTAGGTTCAGCAACAGCACCATCACAAGGTGTAAGGCGTTCTTCTAATGCTCTAACTCTATCCTGTAAGACTGCAATTGTTTTTTCATAATCATTCATCTCGCCACCATATCCCCAGCAACATTGCGTTGCATCTCATAAACAGTAAAAATCTTTCCATCATGGATAATGAATTCACCAATATTGGTTTTAATGATTTCATAATGATGTCGGTGTGTTGCTGCTATTGTAATAAAGCAAAGCAATGCACCTATCAAGAATGAACAAATAGCCACCCAAATTAAATCGTTTTTCATTCTACCACTCCAATGCCGTGTGAAATTTCAGCAAAAACAATACCTTCTTGAAAGGCTATTTGTTCACATTTGGTATTATATGCTTTTGACATTCTTTCTCTAATCTCAGGTCCAAAAGGTTCACTTTTTTGTGGTGCTAGGTAGACAGGAGTGACATCTGTAACGTTATGCCATCTTATGTAAGGTTTATCAACTTTAAATACTGTTTGAATATCTCCGTAACAATCTTCCTGCTTGTATAGATAACCAACTGGTGAAACATCTTGATTAAGCATAGCGGCTTGTTTTTCGTTCCATTCAATCAATTTTTTTATAAAACATTCTTCGTGCGGTTCAGTACATTCGCCAATGTCATCATGAAAATTTTGTATTTCTTCAATTTGTTTTTCAGTTAGCAAGCTCATTCTACCACTCCCGTTTCGCTGTCATTGCACACCGCCATAATCACCCGTGCTGGGCGTTTTGACATCTGGTAAGCACCAACAGCAAGATTCCATTCTTCTTTGGCGTTAGCGCATGCTTGGCGCGTGTCATAAACAATACTGGTTGTTGTGTAGGCAATGCGCTCAACCTGTGTTGTTTTGCCGCGTTTGTCGATATTAGTATCGACCGTTAAAAATGACAGCGTTAATGCTAGTGTTGCGCTCATAAAACCGCCTTTAATTTAAGTAAATGACGTTTAACAAAATAAAGCTCTGCTCTTGCTTTTCCGTTTTGCCACCAAAAATAAACAGCGGTTAAAATAAACACCACATAAGCAATGCCTGTTTCGTCTAGCATCTTTAAAAATTCAATCATAAATCACCTTTGTATTAAAAAAAAGCCACTTGTCTTAGCGGCAGAGGTAGGAGTTGTTTGTTATTGCATTAATGCCGCGTAATCGTGATCGCTTTTAAAATCGTTTAAGTAAATTTCATCAATGCCTTTTTCAGCGTCTTTGTAAATATTAATGTCGTTGTCGTTAACGTGTTCATAGACTATTTCTGTCAATTTTTCTGAACCAATCATTTCTTCACCTTCTTCATCGGTAAATGAAATGTCGCCAACTAAACACTCACGATCATCTTCAATGTCGTGGTGAAAATCAGCAGGTATATATTTACCGCTAAGTGTTGCTGTAGCACCAACGCCAATTGTTACACCATCGTTTGATACGATGTCGAAGTAAATGTTGATTTCCATTAGATTTCTCCCAAAATATCAGTAACAATTCCATTTACTTTAACTTTCATTCCATTTTCGTCAAGTGTTTCAGTTTCTACATAATCACCAATTTCAACTTTTGTATAAATTGGTGCTATAGTGTCGTCGTTAATTAATATTGTTGTCATTGTCATTTTATTTACTCCAGTTATTTTTGTTATACGTTTTTGTTAACGTGCGCATATAGTAAAACAAAAATTTACTATATGCAAGCATTAATTAAAAATATTTAAAAAGGAATATCATCATGCTGTGGTTGTTGTGCAGCTCTAGCAACTTTATTTTGTGCTATTTCCTCATAAGCCTGCGCAGGTGTTTGATAGACTGGTTGTGCCTGTACTGGTTGCGCGTTTGTGTCGCGCTTGCCAATTAAATCAACAATATTAGCGTTAATCTCCAGCGTTGTTTTTTTTACGCCATCCGTTCCTACAAATTCGCTTTGCGTCATTTCGCCCGATATAAACACCTGCTGCCCTTTCTTCAGGTAATCTTTTAAACTTCCTTCTGCACGTTTACCCCATAGCGCAACGCGAAACCAAATGGTTTGCTGTTTGTCGCCAAAACCGATGTTATTGGCTACCGCCACATTTAAAACCGTTTGCCCACTTGCTGTACTTCTTACTTCTGCATCACGTCCAACTGTACCTGTAAAACTAATTACGTTACTCATAATCTAAACTCCTAATAAAAAAATTGCTAAATCAATGCGTTTTTCTAGCTCGTATCGTTCTTCTTCTGTCACAAGCCATTTATAGCGCATGACATTTTTATAATATCCTCCATTAATTAAATATGGTAATTCTTCATCTTTTGCATTAGCAATAAAATGAAATCGTCTGTCGTCTTGATCTAATGACGCTGACCTGATTGCGTCTAACTCTTCTTGATATGGGCAAAATACAATTAATTCCGCATAATCTACGCCCGTTAAAATAGCGTTGCTTACAAGTTGCCAATAATATTCTGGGAAGTCATCTTTCAATGAATCATTTTTAAATGATTTTTCAAGTTCACAAAAATTTTTTAATTGTGGGCATTTAATATCGCCAACACAATCAGAGCTAATTAAATCAGGCGCACCAGTCCAGCGGGGAAATTTAGGATGGATTATGCGTTCTGTTGACGCTAATTCGTACTCTAAACCGATATGATTATCGTTTACATAAGACTCGACAAACGTACCCCATAAAGCAGGGCGTGAAGACTGGTCGGTGCTTAATGATCTACTCAAGAGCATTTCATACCGTGTTTCTTCGATATATGTTAACGCTGGTTTACCAAGTGAATCAGCAACCTTTCCATTTGTCATTAATTTATAAATATTGCTACTGCTAAACGTTCCTGCTCTCATTATTTGCTCTCCAAAAATAAAATTAATTTTTTGTAGCTGGTTTTCTCTCGATTATTAACGATGCGATGCGCATAATGCAGTTCTTTTTCGCTTAATAATTCAGTTTTTAGCGTTAATTGCTCAATTGCGTAATTCCAGTCTTGAGCAATGAATCTTACTTCATCTTTGATTTCATCAACACTTAAAACATCACGTCTATTTAAATTTGCGCCAAACAAATCGCCAAAATGATCGCAAGCATCTTTAATTGCAACCGTTTTAGCTAATGGGAACGCCATTGATAACGCGCCATTGTTAATGCTTGCTAGATCGGCAACACTGCAACCTTTTTTAGTTTGAAGTTGAGCAGCTCCAATTCCGTCATGATAATTCCATTCATTTGTTACTGGGTGCAAGTAATGAACGCGAACAGTAACCCAAACACCGTTGAAAGCTGTACCCTGCCCAGTAATTTCAATTTTCCACTGCGGAAAAATTGCTTTCATTAATGTTTCGACTTTATCAATTGGTAAATACCGATAACCAGCAATATACGGGTGTTTTTTTACCCACTCCTCAATAGGTTGCTGATTCATAAGATCATCAAATTTTTTAACGTTTGAATTGATCACAACCCCATTTTTTATATCATCTAATGTTGCTAATTGCATATTTTCACCTTTTTTATTATGAATCACCGCGATTCGTGGTAAATTATAAAATAAAGATTTACAGAAGTAAAGAAAAGTTTTATTATACAACCACCAAAAGAAAAGAGGAAATCATGGATTTAATAAATATTGTTAATTATTTTGGTAGCAAGCAAAAACTTGCTCAAGCAATTGGAACGTCAAAGCAAAACGTAAACATTTGGAAAGATAAAGGTTATGTTCCAACAAAATGGGCTATTGAGATTGAAAAAGCATCTAATGGCGAAATTCAAAGATCAGAAATAAGACCGGATATTTTTACATGATAAAAGACAGAGATTATCAAATAAACGCCATACAAGGCGTAAGAAACGCAATTTTTAACGGTAGTAAGCGTGTTCTGGTACAAGCATCAACAGGAGCAGGTAAAACGCATATAGCTGCGCGTATTATTGAATCAGCAGTAAACAAAGGTAAGCGTGTGCTATTTGTTGCGCATAGAAAAGAGATAATTGGGCAATCTTCATTAAAACTTGATTCAATGGATATTGAGCATGGGATTATTATGGCAGATCACCCGCGCTATAAGCCAACAGAGCTGGTTCAAGTTGCAAGCGTTCAAACATTGCGCGTTAGACATAAACCAAAAGCCGATATTGTTTTTTTTGATGAGGCACATTTAAGCGTTTCAAAATCATTTTTAGATCTTGTTGAGCATTATAAAGAATCAATTATTATTGGATTAACCGCCACGCCTGTTCGTACTGATGGGCGTGGACTGGGTGAAATCTATCAACACATGACGCAAGTTGTCCCAATGCGCGATTTGATTGAGCAAGGTTTTTTAGTTCAGCCACGAGTTTTTGCGCCTTTTGTTCCAAATTTAGGAAATTTTAAAGTTGTTCGCGGTGATTATGATGCAACGCAAGTTGCAGCGGAGATGGATAAATCAAGTATTACGGGCGATATTGTTAAGCATTGGAAGCAACACGCGCAAGGAAGATCAACAATTTGTTTTGCTTCAAGCGTGGCACATAGCGAACATATTGTTGATGAGTTTAATGCTAATGGCATAACCGCAAAGCATTTAGACGCTAAAACACCCGCGCATTTGCGCGATAAAATTATTGATGACTTCAAAATCGGTAAATTTAAAGTGCTTTCAAATATGGGAATTTTAATTGAAGGTTTTGATTATCCTGAAACATCCTGCGTTATTCTTGCAAGACCAACTCAATCAGTAACAATTTATTTGCAAGCAGTTGGACGCGGTATGCGTACTGCTTGTGGCAAAGATGATGTAATTATTTTAGATCATGCTGGATTAACACACTCGCATGGATTTGTTACTGATGATAGGGAGTGGTCACTTGATGGCAGAAAAAAGAAATCAAGAAAAAATGCTGAAGATAAAGCATTATCGGTGCATATTTGCGTCAAATGTTTTTGTGCTTACAGTAAACAAGAGCATCCAGATGCTTGTCCTGAATGTGGCAAAGAAACAGAAAAACGCGCAATT